ACTGACCTATATAAGTTTCCGTAGCAGTGACTCCACTGATGTCTACTGAGTCCCCAGTCTGCAATCCGTGATTACCAAAGGTGGTAATTGTTCTAGTTGTACCACTGCTACTAGCGGCACTAATTGTAAAAGGAGAAAAGAACTTATCATTCTCTAAGGATATTTGACCACCTCTAAATATAATTACTTTATTAAATACTTGTAGAATAGATGAATCCTCTGGTATTGTTTCTCCAGATTTTAGTGGCATATCGAAGGACTCTAGTGTACTCGTGTTAAATGCTACAACTTTTGCATTGGAGGCTAATAAAATAAATTCTTCATCTGTTGTTTCATTTGGGTCACTGAACTTACATCCGCAAGTTACTTCCGATACCGCGGAGTCATTTAATATAACTGCACCAGCACAAGGTAAAAACTTTGGAGGCGTACCAGTAGTAAGATCTAAGGGAGAAAACTGTGGTCCAGTACTAGTAGTAATTCCTAGGTTAGCACCTTCGGTAACTGTAAGAGTTGGACTACTACTACCAACTGTGTATTTAAGTGTACTTCCGGTTGTACCAGCAATTAAAGTTTGACTACCATTTACATCGTCACCATTAGAAACAATATCATTTACTTCTATAGTATCTCCGACTGATAAATTATGTGCTTGAGCGGTAGTTAGCGTTATTGTTCCACTAGAAGCAGTTGCAGCTGTTATAGTATGAGGCAACAACATAATTGTACCAGCTGTAACCTCATCTTCTGTAGGCAATCTTAGAGCTGTACCACTAACCGCAAAAGGAGATAATCTATTCTGGACACCTTTACGAGACTGCCACTGACCATTTAAATCTAGTCTAGCGTTTTCACTCTTTTGTAGAAGACCACTTTGGATTTGATCCGGTCGTAATCTATCATTGAAGCCTTTGAATCCTAGTTCTTGTTCTTCTAGCTTTCTATCGTCACCGGCTTTATATGTATCGTATCTAGACATTTAGCAACCCCAAGCTCTCCTTGACCAATAGTTAGCGGACATCTTTCCTTTGCCGCCCTTGATGCCAGCACTACGAGCACAGTAGCTTTTCTTACGAGCTGGTATATTTTTTTTGATTTTCATATTCGCATCTCCGAAACGAATAATCTTTTCTTTACCACCTTCACAAGCTTTTACTACGAACTTCTTACCGCCTTGAACATCTCGGCGAGGTACGTTGCACTTCATCTTTTTTTTATTTAAACTCATTTTTTGGTTCTTACTTTTGCTTTTGGGGTGTTGCTTACAAATTGTTTTCCTTTTGCTCCGCCAGCTTTTTTCTTGCGAGCTGTAGCCGCTCTTTCAGACTTAGTGAGACTCTTTGCTTTAGCCATTGGAAGACAGCGGTCTGGTCTTTTCTTATCTTTTGAGGTTCCACAAGGTCCTTGGATTGATCCATCAATTCCGATTCGTACCCAGTTTTGTTCTCTCCATTTTTTGAGCTCACCCATTACTTTCCTACCTTCTTCATTGCTTTAGTATGAGCTTGTGTAAACGTAGAACCCTCTTTAATAAGTTTACGCATAAAGTTCATATGCTTTGCACTGTGATGAACCGAATGTTCTTTCATAGCTTTCTTTTGCCTTTTTGTTAATTCAGCCATTACTTTTTCTTTTTACGTTTAGCTCCCTTTGCATAATTAGGATCTTTACAATACTTAGAAGCAGCCATATTAGCGTAAGCGCTAGGATACTTGTCAAAAGTTCTACGAGCCCAAGCTATACCAGCTGGGCAGATTTTATTACCTTTTCTTTTTGGTGCCATTTTTGACTAATGATTTTAATAATTTAGCTTGTCCGGCGTGTGCCTTACTAGCTTGTTCTAGCTTTCTAGCTACGCTTAATATTTTTCTTTCCACCTCTTAGGACCTCCAAATCCTCTGCTGTTATTTTGTCTCTAGGTATTGCTAACCTAGCTAATTTCTTTTGCTTTGCACTATATTTTTCTGGGGGCATTATACTTTCCTTCTGTTATAATTTGGTAACTTACGTCTGCTTTGTTCAGCTTCCATCTCAGCAGCACAAGCTGGGCAACACGCACCTTTCTTGTCCTTTTTACCGAGGACTACAACTGACATCATTCGACCGTGCATTACTTCTTTTTGGGTTTCATTTTTGCTATTCTAGCTTTTGTCATTTTAGTAGGTTTTTTCTTGTACGATCCGTATGCCATAGTTATTTCCTCTTGATTAGGGTTAATGTTAGTAGACACAGTCCCATAAATAAACCAACAAATGCTGGTTCCGGAACACTATTGTAATCCACTGAAAGTCTGTAATCGAACTCTTTCCAACTGTATTGTACTCCCTCGAACTCTAGTCCTTTAAAATCTTCTCTTAAAAACTCTGGCATATCTGGAATGTAGAAGAACGGTGTATCCGATATAACTATAGATATAGGTTCTTCTATCTCAATAGGTTGCTCAATTGGTTGCTCTATAGGCAACAATGGATATTCTGGTTCAATTATTGGAAATAGGGGATAATCTAGTTCGTGGCTCATTTTTTGAATAGGGATGTAAAGATTGAAGCGAACTCTCTGAAGAGTTTAGAAATGAAGTTATCCTTAGGTAGAAACATCATTACTATAGATATTATACCAATGTATGCAAATACCATACCGAGCATATTGTCCTTGTAGTTATCGAATATATATTTAAAAAATTCCATTAGCTTGTTGGTGATACTTGTCTTATTGATGTGTCATTCATATCAATAGGAGTTTCTATTATAGGTAATTGATTATTGACACCTCTAGATTCTGTGCTAGGTTCAGAGGATGAATTATTTTCTTGAGACGGTTGTTTATCTTCAGTTTTTTCTTGTGGGGCTTGTTCTTGCTTATCTCCTTTATCTTTTTCTGAATCGTTTTTAGTTTCTTCTGATGGACTTTTTTCTTCTGCTTTGGCTTCCTTTTCTGATTGCTCTTCTGATTTGTTATCAGATGGCTGCTTCTCGTTCTGACCGCCGGTCTCTTGGGATGGTGAAGGTTCGGAAGATGAAGGTTTGGAACCCTCAGAGGAGGGACTTTGATATTGTGAAGGAGCGGGTGCAGAAGGTGCGGCGATAGCTTCAGCTTTCTCTACAAAGTCTTGAGCAATTTCTACCTTCTCCGCCATTACTACTTGACCCCAATCATTTAAATAATGGAAATCAACAAAGGTATCAATAAACATAGGAACCTCGATACGTTCCTCTATAACATCGTTTGCGACACTAGCTACGAAGACTTCTGTTTGGTCTATAGCAACCGTTGTCTGAGCAACTGCGGCTGTACTTACAGCGACACTACCAGCAGTTCCTAGTTCACTTACCTTCTGTACAACCGGAAGATCTTTTATTTTTTCAATAAAAGATTTTTTAAGCGTAGAACTAGCTTTTCTAGCTTGCTGTATAGCTTCAGCGGACTGCTCTTTAATTTCTTCAGAACTTTGGTAATCTTTGCCTTCAAGTAATTGAGACAAAGAATCACGTAATTCTTTAAGTTTATCTCTAGCAGTTTTCTTGTCCATTTCATAAAGTTATTTACTTACTGCGGCACTTCCGAAGTAGAAACTGATTATACTAATAACAGCTGTCTTGATTTCGGGGAGGATAATATATCCGTGAAGAGTTTGGTAAGCTGTACCTTTCATTAGACCAAACCATTTGCTGTATTCTGCGGCAACTGTTACACCTTCGTCACTATGAGCTAAGATGAAGGGTGCAATGATTACTCCAAACAATACAGTCAAAACTATAATTCTTCGTGTCCAAGCACCAAAGGCATCTACCCTAGCTGCTGCTGCATCTGCACTTTTGTCCGATGCTTCTTGTTTCTTTATAAGTCCTTCGGTAATGGCTGCTTGATTTTGCACCATAGTTCCGATTAATTTAAATACGAACCCAGAGAATCCTCCTCCAAGCATTGCTAATAATTCTGTTGTCATTTTAGTTCTTTGATTAGTTTAAGTATTGATAAAGTAGTTAAAGCTATTATAACACCCTTGGACATTATCCCCATCATTAAATCAATGTCTTGTAGTGTATCAGTTGCAATCCAACCAAATACTCCTACTGATAATCTCTGTAGTGTTTCTTCCATATTATACTTCCTCTGGTTCTGGGAATGTTACACTTGTAACAATAGAAGACTCTTCGTCTTCGGTTAGTTCGTATCCGTCCACAACTAGTGCATACTTTGCATCAGCAGTCTCTAGAGGGTAAGTTCTATAACGAGTGCCGCTACCTACTCTGTGGTAAGCATAGCCTCGTCTAGCACCCTCTGTGTCTGCTCTTGCAATAGCATCGTCTAGTGTTTCGTATACTAAGTAATTGATTGTAATTTCTTCTTCGCTCATAATTAAAATATATTGTAATGATTATCTATATCAGTTTTTAAATCACTTAATTCTGATTCTGAATTTTTATCTGAAGTATAAAGTATAGATTCTGAAATAGTTCCAACTAATCCAAAGGAATCACTTGATGCACTTGTAGAATTTTCTCCTAGTATTTCATTTAAATTATCTGAACCAGCATCTGGTGCAGCAGATTCAACTTCTAGTGCATTATTATTTAAAGCCATTTTAGGAACTCTTCCAGAGGCTCTTATATATGTTAATAATGAATTAGTATTTGATGTTAAAGTATTAGAACTTGTAGTTCTGTTTGTATTACCAGAACGCATCCTCATAGCTAATGTAGATAACCTTAAATCAACACCATCCGCACAACCAACAAAAGTCTGACCACTAGCTCCAGTATTTGTTGAACTTCT